TAACGATTGACCATGCAGTGGTCTCCGATTCTTCGTATTGACATTTTGTAGATAAACTGTTAAAATTGAACTGAAAAAACTTTAACGCTATGGCAAAAGGATTCACTGTTAAGGCGTCCGCGCCTACCAAACCCAAAGAGGATTGGGACTACCAAGCAATTAAAGAGCGTATGCGTGGCAAGGCGATTGTCTTTTGTCTTCCAGGTCGCAGTTGCTCATATACATTTTTAAAGAGTTTTGTACAACTCGCATTTGATCTTGTACAAAACGGGATGAATATTCAAATCTCTCAGGATTATTCCTCCATGGTAAACTTTGCACGTTGCAAAGTACTTGGTGCGAATGTTCTTCGTGGACCTGATCAAGTACCCTGGGATGGAAAACTTCAGTATGATTATCAACTATGGATTGATAATGACATTGTGTTTAATACTGAGAAGTTCTGGCAACTGTGTGATCTCGCAGTTCCTGGTGCAGACAAAGACGGCGTTCCCCAAGCTGAGCGAGAGATCGCAGCTGGTTGGTATGCTACCGAAGATGGCATGACTACCTCTGTTGCACACTGGTTGGAAGAAGATGACTTCCGCAAGAACGGTGGCGTCATGAACCATGAGACTGTAGAATCCATGGCAAAACGTCGCAAGCCCTTCACTGTGGACTACACAGGATTTGGATGGGTTATGATTCGTAAGGGTGTCTTCGAGCGTCTCGAATATCCTTGGTTTGCACCTAAGATGCAAGTCTTTGAATCTGGTGGTGTACAGGATATGTGTGGCGAGGACGTGTCATTCTGTCTAGATGCTAAGGAAGCAGGTGTAGAGACATGGTGTGACCCTCGTATTCGTGTTGGACATGAGAAGCTTCGTATTATCTGATTAATGCAAAGAGTCAACATTACGTATATGGGACAGACGATACATTCCGATGTCCCTATGGAAAAAGCAGCAGAAATCCTTCAAGATCTTGCTGAGCAATACTATGAGGGTGCTGATTTTGACCCCTCAAATTTAGAACTTGAACCCGTCGATTAATTATGGCAAAAGTTAAAGCATCACTAACTGGCAAAGTTTTTATTGAGTCTCAACCAAAAAAGACTATGCAAGGATCTGGAAAAAATACAAAATATGCCGCAACGTCTCGTAACAATAAACCAAAGCGTTATCGCGGACAGGGACGTTGATTAAATAGTATACTTATAATATTAAGTATTATGGCAGCGTTAATCTGCAACCTTCCCTCAGTTGAAGTTTGGGTTCGTAAAGAATATCTTACTGACCATCAATCTGGGCACGGAGAGTTTGTTAAGGGCGTCTGGGTATCTTGTAAGAGTATACCTGGACGTGCTTTTTATTTTGAGACATATTTACCAGAATATGCTGCAATGTATGATAAATTACCCATAAGCGCGTTTCTCTCGGAGCCATGTTTACCTGATCCTGATATGGATCTTCCCAATTTACAGTTTTGGAACTGTATGGACTATGGAGTAGTCTCTGTAACAAAGCAATTCATTGGTTCTATGGACTTTGAACTATATACTAGGGATCATGGTACACAAAAAGGTGAGTATATTTGTACAATAGACAATTATCATCAAGATCCTGATGTAATTGACTATGCAACTAGTGAAAATCCCGCTGAACACAAGTCACATAACCTTATTGAGTTGAATAATGGTCAGTATGCATTGTATCCAAACAATAGAATGCGTATTTTTGATAACAGTTTAACTCCTGTTGACCCCAAGATGCCTGATTTTAAGGTATCAACTCAATATTATAGTGTTGAGAATGGTTATGATCGTCTTGGCATGGGTAGGGAGGATGAATATTTTTGGAAAACAGCAAAAGAACAAGAAAACCAACAAAAACAGGAGAACAATGGGTAATTATCACAAAGTTGATAAGGGAGAACTCTTCATTGAAGAGGGAATGACACTAATCACCGAAGTTGATAGTGACAAGTACCTTAATAGGGCAAAAAAACGCAAGATAACTACGGAAAATGAAGAGATTTTTCCAATTGAAGATAATTATTCAGATTGTATTGCCGATTAAACTAAGAGAAGTATCCTAAATAACTTTTAAGGTAAACTTTTCATAAATATCATGCCTATAGAGCGTGTTAGTCGCGGATTTAGAGACATAAGTTTGACATTGAAGCGCAATCCCCTAACAAGAGACATCCTTGCACTCAGAAATGAGTATGCAATTTCACGTTCTGTACAAAATTTGGTATTAACGGCAAGAGGTGAACGGGTATTTAACCCAAATCTCGGTTGTGCAGTTAGTAGATTACTATTTGAGAATATAGACTTCTTTACAGCGAAAAGTTTAAGAGATGAGATTGAGATTGTTATTAAAAATAATGAGCCCAGAGTTTTTGTAACAGACGTTAAGGTAAGTCCCAACTATGATTTGGGACAAATGGACGTTACTGTTAAATACAACATAATCGGTATCGATGCTCTATCTCAAGATTTACAGTTCGTATTACTGCCAACTAGATAAATGTCATTAGTAAATGTAGCGTCTCTAGACTTTGCAGAGATCAAAGAATCGATAAAGAGTTACCTAAGAGCAGAGGGTAGTTTCACAGACTATGACTTTGAGGGATCTAATTTTTCGATTCTTTTAGATGCTTTAGCATATAACACTTATATAAGTGCATATAATGCTAATATGCTGACTAATGAGGTCTTTTTAGATTCAGCAACGTTAAGAGAGAACGTTGTATCTTTAGCAAGAAACATTGGTTACTTACCAAGATCAGTAACTGCATCTAAAGCAACCATTTCGTTGTATATTGATCTATCTTTATTTGCTACTAACCCCGTTGCAGTAACCCTTAGAAAGGGCATTGTAGCGACTTCAGGCATCAATTTTGGTGGTCGTAGTTATATTTACTCCATTCCAGAGGATATAACAGTTCCAGTCAGTCAATCACTGGCAGAGTTTGATGATATTGAAATATTTGAAGGTTCTTATGTTCAGAATACCTTCACTGTCGATAGTTTAAATAAAAATCAAAGATTTATATTACAAAATCCAAGAATTGATACCAGTTTAATTAGAGTTGAGGTTAGAGAGAGTAGAAATAGTAATATTACTAGACGATTTTCATTTGCAAATAATCTAATTAACGTCAAATCAACCGACGATATATTTTTCTTGAATGAAATTGCTGACGAAAGGTATGAATTACTTTTTGGAGATGGTTCGTTTGGCAGTAAATTGCAGAATGGCAACTATATCATAGTAACATATGTTGTCACTAACGGAGAACTTGCAAATGGAATTGATGCATTCAAATTTTCTGGAAGATTCTTCGACAATAACGGCAGTCCAGTCAAGGTCACAGCACCCCTTGTAACGACTCTAGAAGCGTCTGGTTATGGTTCCCCAATAGAATCTATAGAGAGCATCAAAAAACTCGCTCCAAGGGTCTATGCATCGCAGAATAGAGCGGTTACAGCAGGTGATTATGAGGCTTTGATACCAGTAATATATCCAGAAGCAGATTCGGTATCAGTATTTGGTGGTGAGGAAGTTAATCCACCAAAATATGGTAAAGTCTTCATATCAATTAAACCCAAAAATGGTTCATATGTTCCCAATATTGTAAAAGACAATATTAAAACATCTTTACGCTCATACTCTGTTGCTGGCATTATTCCAGAATTTATTGACCTAAAATATCTTTACATTGAATATGATTCAAGTACATATTACAATCAAAACCTAGGTAAGGCGGATAATATTAAAGAACAAATTCTTAAAAATATTCAAAAGTATGCTGACTCTGATGAGTTAAATAGGTATGGTTCTAGGTTTAAATATAGTAAGTTTTTAAAACTAATTGACGACTCTTCTAATGCAATTACATCAAATATTACAAAGGTTCAATTGAGAAGAGATATTAAAGTAAATATCGCAATATTTACTGAATATGAAATATGTTATGGTAATCAGTTCCATATTAAAAATTCTTCTGGATACAATATAAAGTCTAGTGGATTTTCCGTAGAGGGAATAACAGGAACAGTTTACCTTGGTGATAGACCATCATCTGATGGAATGACTGGGGCAGTCTTCTTATTCAAATTGAATGCAGCAAATGATCCAATTGTTGTTCGTAACACTATTGGATCAATTGATTATATGAAGGGAGAAGTCAAATTGAACGCGATCAATGTAATTTCAACAACCAAGAAGAAATTTGGAGATGATATTATCGAATTATCTGCTCTTCCCAAATCAAATGACGTAATCGGTCTTCAAGATTTGTATTTGCAATTAGATACTACCTCATCATCAACACAAATGATCACTGATGTAATTTCTTCTGGAATCGACATCTCAGGATCGCAATATATAGTATCATCAAGTTACATTAACGGAAAATACGTCCGACTGTAGGGATATGCAAAGAGTTAAGATCCACAATGTAGTTAAAGATCAATTACCTGAATTTGTTCAGCAATCATATCCCGAATTTGTATCCTTCATTGAAGAATACTATAAAGGATTAGAGACTCCAGGTGCAGTTTTAGATATTATCAATAATATTGATAATTACACTAAAATAGAAAATATTTCTGAATTAGTTTTCGACACTAACTTAACGGAATCTTTATCTTTCAATACTGAATCTATTGTAGTTGAATCTACATTAGGGTTTCCTTTAAAAAATGGTCTCATATCCATAAATGATGAAATAATCTCTTATGATAATATCGTAGGTAACACTTTTACTGGATGTAAACGTGGTTTTAGTGGCATTACATCATATAGAGATAATGATTCTGAAGGAGTAGAGTTTAAAACTACCGATAAAGATATTCATTCCAGTGGGGATCCCGTATTTAATCTTCACTCATTATTTTTACTTGAAATATTTAAAAAGTATAAAAAACAATATGCTCCAGGATTTGATAATATATCATTCTTTGAAGGAATTTTTGAACCAACGGTAGTTTCTAGATTAAAAGATTTTTACTCTGCAAAAGGATCGGATGCATCTTTTAATGTATTGTTTAAAATATTATATGGGACTAGAGTTTCTGTAGTAAAACCAAGAGATTTTTTATTCCAACCTTCTGATGCAGATTACAGAATTACAAGAGATCTCGTAGTACAAAAGTTACTGGGTGATCCAAAAGATTTGGTTAATAGATCACTTTTCCAAGATCAGACTGATATTACTCCCAAAGCAGTTGGTACAATTACTGACGTTGAGCAAATCTTTAGAGATGGTCAAGAATATTTTAAACTTAGTCTTGACTATAATCCAGAATTAGAAACTTTTGTCTTTTCAATTCACCCCAAAACAAAAGTTACAAATCCAGTAGGTTTGGGGCAAGATTATCTTGATGTAGATTCAACATTAGGTTTTCTGGATTCAGGAACTCTTGTATACAATAGTGATGGTGTACAATATGAGATAGATTATACCAGCAAATCATCTACCCAGTTTTTTGGTCTTTATTCACCAGTAGAAATTGGTTTAAATGAAAGTTTAAACACAAAAGACTATGCGTATTGTGTTCTAGAAGATGGTAATGAAATCAGAGTAAAAATAACTGGTGTTTTGGGCGAATTTGAGTATAACAGAGAGGAAACATATTACTATGAAGTAGGTGATCAGGTTCAAATTGTTTCTCTTGGTCAGAACAGTAATAAACAAATTCAATCTAGTTGGATTATCAATTCTTCTCCAGAATATGAGATTGAATCTATTACACAAGTAGCATTAAAACTGAATGGTGCTGCCCAATATAGAGTAAAAACTTTTGATGATAATGTATTTACTTTAGGTGATATTGGAACAGTCAAATCTTCTACTGGTCAACAGTTTGACATTTTTATTATTGGTGTTTCAAATAAAAATGAGTTTGATATTAACTTAACTACTCAAATTGATACTGTTAATACACAATATACTATTAGAAAAGGAATATCAAAGTCAAAATCTACAAATTTTACCGATATTAATAAAATATCAGCAAATGTTCATAATGTATATTCTACTGACGATGATATTAGTAGAGAAGGAGATGCTGAAACATCAAATTCTTTAAGTGAGATTTACGTAGTATCACCATCTTTACCTGATTATTATAACACTCCCGCAAATATTGAAGATCTATCTATCTTATTCAGTGGTCAATTTGATGGATTTGATATTAATATTGGCAATAATGCATTTCTATCTGGAGATGCTATTTACTATTCTTACAATAATAACATTGGATTAGATATACAAGAAGGACAGTACTTCATATACAAAGTTAATGCTGCTACAGTACGTCTTGCTACAAGTAGATCCAATATTAGAAGTAGAATTTTTGTAAGGGTATTTGGCACAGTTTCAAATAATAAATTTGAATTATTAAGAAATTATAATCAGGTAATAGGACAACAAAACTTAGTTAGAAAATTTGGAGATCCAAAAGAAGCAAAAAATGAAGGCGATAGGGTCACAAAACCTGGTAACCTTGGAATGTTTGTGAATGGTGTTGAATTAACTAACTATAAAACATCAGATACCATATATTATGGACCCATACAAACAATTGATGTTTCTTCTTCTGGTAATTCTGAATATGATGTCATAAATCCCCCAATTTTGCAAATAATTGATAGAGAACCAGCTGGTGGATCTGGTTTTGGTACTGATTGTGAAGCAGTTTGTAATGTTACAGGATCTCTGTCCAGAGTTAATATACTAAACAAAGGTTTTGACTACACAGATATTCCAAAAGTATCTATTTCTGGAGGAAATGGTACTGGCGCTGTTGCAAAATGTAATATTTCAAAGATTACCCATTTTAATAACTTTAATGCTGGTAGTCTATATGATGATGTTAAACCAAGTGATAATATAATCGGATTCACCACTGACCATAGATTTAGAAATTTTGAGCAGGTAATTTATAAAACCATGAATCAAACCACCATAAATGGTTTGGTTGATGAATCAATTTACTTCGTTAATACTATTGATGATAGAAGAGTAAAACTTCACAATACTTATAGCGATGCAATTAGTGGCATTAATACTGTAAATATTGTAGATTATGGTGATGGACTTCAAAGAATACAATCATATACCAAGAAAAATGTAGTTTCTTCTATTGAAGTTGAAGATGGTGGATATGGATACGAAAATAAAACTATATTTTTTGATTTAAGCAATATTAATATTAACAATAATACTTTAGATATTCTGAATCATGGGTATATTGATAAGCAAATAATTAGATTTGATTCTGATGGAACTTTACCAACTGGGTTAGATTCTAATAAAGAGTATTATGTATCAACAATCGACAACAATTCATTTAGAGTCTCTGAAGTAAGAAATGTTGGTACGGCAGACACTATTTCGCAAGATTATAACTATATTAATAGTAGATTTATTGATTTTGTTGATGGTGGATTAGATATTCATAATATTAAGTTTAGACCAATTGAATTGCGAGTCGAAGCTCCTATTGGTATTACTACTAGTGCTGGTCAAGATTTTAAAATTAAAGTAGATCCAGTATTCCAAGGAGAGATTACTTCGGTATCAGTCAAAAAACGTGGAAGTAATTATGGATCTAGTCAGATACTAAATTATAATAGACAACCACAATTTGAGATTATCAATGGTTCTTTGGCACAATTAACACCAATTGTTTCATCATTTGGAGAATTGATTGGTGTTGTCATTAATAATAATGGTCAAGACTACAACTCACCACCAGTTATTCGAGTAGAAGGTGATGGTGGTGGTGCAACTGTAACACCAATAATTAAAGATGGTCAAATTGTAGATACTATTATCATTGATGGTGGATCTGGTTACAATCAAGTTACAACAAGTATTATAGTTAGTTCAACTGGTTCTGGAGCAGCATTTCAGGCAAACATACAAAAATATACAATCAATCATATTGAGAGACTTCTTCAAGCAAATAAAATCAATAGTGACGACGGTATAGTCATTCCCAGTCTAATTTTTAATAATGGACTACAATATACTCATGGATACATTGGTAGAGAACTTAGAAGAAAGGTATTGGCAACTTCTATCGATAATGATGGAAAGACGATTTATAAAGATGATATTGACAATGATACAGCAACAACTCCATTCCATTCTCCAATTGTTGGTTGGGCATATGATGGACATCCAATCTATGGTCCATATGGATATTCAAATAAAGAGGGAGGTGCGATTAGAAGACTTGTGTCTGGTTACACCCTCATACTTGAATCAGATCGACCATCAACTGCAAACTTTCCAGCAGGATCTTTTATTGAAGATTATAGATTTGTTGGAAATGGGGATTTAGATAGACATAATGGAAGATTTTGCAAAACTCCAGAATTTCCCGATGGAATTTATGCATATTTTTGTACGATTAACAATGTACTAGAATCTAGCGGTCCTTTTAATGGATATTTAAAACCAGCATTCCCATATGTTATTGGTAATGAATTTAAATCTGATCCAAATCCATTTAATTTTGATCAAAAATCAAGTTTAGATGATATAAAATTAGAAAGTGCTGAACTAAATCTAGTAAGGTATACTTCCAATCTAGGTCTATTGAATAGTAAAACATCATATAAAGGTTTTATTCAACCAGACCAATTTAGTGAAGGATTTACTACAGTAGAAAATATTACAACTGGTAGTGTTGATATTTTAAATATTGTTAATAAAGGTGACAACTATAGGGTTAGTGATGATATCTTTTTTGACAATAGTGGTACAGGTGGTTCTGGGGCATATGCAAGAATATCTAAAATTGAAGGCAAACTTGTAAATTCAATTTCATATTCTGCAAGTTCTGTTGAAGATATGCAATTTGCACCAATAGAGGTTGCTGGTAGATATGTTGGATTTGGTAGTATTTCCCATGGGTTTGTAACAGGAGACTTAGTATCCATACAAAATGTTAATATTTTATCAACAGAATTTGGGCAAGTATATCCAGTAGGAGTATCTACAAATGAGTTAACGTTTGCAGAATCTCTTGATGATGCATCTGTTACTGGTATTGTTACTTATGCCAGAGTTAGTGGGAATGTTACATTTCCAAACTTGGCAGTTAATGATTTATATTTGTCAAATAATGAATTAATTCGTATTTTGGATGTCAATGTTAAAGATAAGAGGTTGACAATTGAAAGATCGATTAATGGGATATCTACTACTTTTGATAGTGGTAGTTCTCTTTTTGAAAACCCAAGAAAGATAACAATCAATACAGGATTTTCTACGGAGACTGAATATCAACTTGATAGAGAAGTATATTTTAATCCAGCAGAAGCAGCGTCTATACCATCAGAAAACTTTGTTATATACTCAGATCCACTTCCACCATCTATGGTGTCTTACTGGGATTACTACACTGTAGGTGTAGGTACAGGGTCGGTTGAATATTTTTATGGAAATTCTCCAGAAAAATCTAAAGAATCTGCACGAGTTTCTATTGCAACTACTACAGGATCTACTACAGGTTTTGGTATTGAATCTGGTGCATTTGGATTGTCTGCAGAAACACATACTGTATCAGTGTTTCTTAAAGGATCTACTGATGGGGAGCAGGTCTATATTATATTAGATGATGGACTTACATATCATAATAATCTAGTAACATTAAGTACTGGTTGGAGGAGATATTCCTTTGTAACAGTAACCGACGCAGGATCACATACTATTAAGATAGGATCATATGGGACAGAAGGATTACTATTAAATTCTCAGCCCACATTTGAAGTTTGGGGTGTACAGGTTGAACTTGGTTCTGTACGTAGTGGATACTATTCTACAAATGGATCTGCTGTTACAAAAACTAGCAGATTACCTGGAATTAATGTACTAAACAATACAACAAGTAATCAAAAATCTTTATTAAAAAATCCAATTGATACTCTGTATATTCCAAATCATGGATTTAATACTGGTGATCTTTTAACATATAGCGTTGGTCTTGGATCAACTGCCGTAGGATTAAAAGTTAGTACTGGTTCTACAGACTTCCCATTAGAAACTGGTGATAAATTATATGCTGCAGTATATAATACAGATGTTATTGGAATCAGTACAGTAAAAGTTGGTATTGGAAGTACAGGTGGTTTTGTTGGTCTGGGTACAATAGCACCAAGTCTTTATCAATTTGTAGATTATGGAGACACTGAATTAAATAGTTTCAAAACAAATAAAGACTTAATTATTAGTGCAGATGTATACAAAAAGACTGCTACGATTCAAACTTCCACTGAACATAATTTAAAAGATGGTGATGAGATTAATTGTAGAGTTGTATCAGGTATTAGTACTACAATAAAAATTGCATATGATGATATTAACCGAAGAATGGTTGTTGATCCAAAATTCTTTATTGATTCTGATATAAATGTTGAAGAAAATTATATTTCAATTAAAAGTCATGAATTTAGTACAGGTAATAAAATCATTATCAATGGATCCAGCTTACCGCCAGAGATAACAAATGGACAAATATATTATGTAATTGTTTTAGATGATGATAAAATCCAACTATCAAACTTTTATTATGAGACAATAACATCAGATAGAGATGTTCAAATAATCAACATATCAGCACCATTTCCTGGAACTATTTCTAGAATCAATCAAGAGT